TGATGAGTTACGCAACTACTCTTGGAAACGTGACATCAACGGTTCATACATCAACGAACCGATAGACCGATACAACCACAGCCTTGATGCATTGCGCTATGGTGTGACCACATTCTTGATGGCGCAAAGGTCATACTCCACACCAAGACCACACATAGGGCATATTTGTTAATTTAAGGCGCATACAACAACGAAACAAGATGAACACTAACAAGATATTAAGACGAGAGAGAAAACGGCTGAATGACACGTTTGGCGCAATCGAATGGCAGCGAAGGCAAACCCTTTACAAGCCATTCAAGGTCTTTGTCATGTTGATGCCGTACATGACAACCGAGAGTGTAGGGCGATTGGCTATCATACCACCGCCTCGCAAGATTGGCAAACACGAAATCCCACAAGACTTGCAGATGGTGACATTCGGCACGTTGACCAAGTTGCAGAACACCGCCAAGAGCAATGACTTCCTGAAGGTGTGCTGTGAGTTGGTGGCGGTGCTTACTGGTGAGAGTGCAGAACGTGTGGCAAGCAGACCAGCGATTGAGGTCATCGGCACTGTTAACATGGTGCAGACCGAAATGGAGCGCATCGGCAAGCTGTTCCAGTCATTGGGTGTCGAACATTCAAGCGATGAGGTGGCGGCCGGCATTGACAAGCTGGAGTTTGGCACTTTCGGCATTGTGGACTGGTATGCCAAGCGCATGGGCATCATTGACCATGAGGAAGTATTCAACACACCGTGGGCGAGAATCTTCCAGTGCATGAAGATTGACCATGAGAACAACGAATTTGAGAAACGATATAGGCAAATATTAGAACGGAGGATTAAAAGGAAATGAGCAGGGTTATTGAGAGCATAGCAGCCTAGATGGGTTGTGCCTACATCTATGACGATTGGGGGCGCATCAACCTCAAGGCTGACAGATACGGCAACCGCAAGCAGACACAGCTAATCATTGAGACATTGCCGACCAATGGTCAGATTGACACACGTTTTGCGCCAGTGGTGCGAACTTCACGCACTTGCATCGTGGCATTCTTGAAACCTTGTGCGCTTGACTTTGAGGGCGCAGAAGTGGGCAACATCGTTGATGAGATGATAGACCTGGCAAAGCAATTCATCAAACGTGTGGATGCAAGCGGATATTATGAGCCAATCACAACGATGCTGGACTACAACGTAGTGCTTGACTTCTTGGATGCTAACATGGCGGGTGTGCGTGTCACACTTGAGTTGAAAGAGCTGGAGGGTGAGTGTGTATGACACCAAAGGAGTTGTCATCGGCATTGACTGGCACAGCCTACAACCGCATCGTGCAACTGCGTGACGAAATCAGGGATGCGATAGGGCGCATGGGGCTGAAGGCAAGCGGTAGGACACAAGATTCTCTCAAGGTGCGTGTGGATGGTAACACGGTCATTCTTGAGGGTCGGGCATTCTTCCCGACTTTGCAGTATGGATCAAAGCCGTGGAGTGGCTCAACTGGTGTGCGTTGCTCATTCGATGAGTTCAAGGCTATCATCCGTGATTGGGCAACGGCAAAGGGGCTGTCCTTTGGTGATGCAACCACACATGAGCGCACGATTGGAGCAATCGCCATGACCATCATCCGCAGAGGCTCAAAGGTCTACCGCAGTGGGCAGAGGCTCGATGTGTACGATACGCTGATAGACGAGGCACTGCTTGACTTGGGCGAACAACTCAACCTCATCAACGCTGAGGCGGTGGATGTGGTAATCGATAAATGGGCAAAGAACAACTAACGAGATAGGAGATATTAATATAATGGCTGAAACACTTTTAAACCGAGCGAGGCTTAACAACGCACCGCAAAATCAACCATACAGCAAGGCAAACACGCAATCGCAGATATTGGCAGATGGAGTGGTGGCAAATGCGCCACTTGTGGCATTGGCTTATTCTTTCGCATTGCTGACCTTTGAGGGGAATAGCACCCATGCGGGCAATAACATCACGATAGCTTGTGGCGGTTACAGCATCACGGTGACACTTGATGCCGATGGCTACGGAGAGCTTTCGCTGCTGCCTTTCATCCGCAATGCGGTGTTGGCATCACAAGTCTTAGACAACCCACTCTATACGGAGGAAGGGGCAGAGAATGTAGACAACGGATTCAGAGGGTACATTGACATCACGATGACGGAGACCAACCAGTCACCTATGGCAATGCGTGTGTATTACATCTTCGGCAATTATGCGCCAAAGGGTGAACAAGTCACTGACCTTTATTTCGATTATGATGCCAACGGTGAGACATGGTGCAACGTGGATGATGCCGCCAACTACACGGCAAGCGGTGTGCCAACCGCCTTTGAGACAAACTGGTTCAACATCAACGAGATTGTTGAGAGCGAGCCGACTGGTGACTTCGTGATGCCGTTGATGGTGGCTTGGTACTATGGCAAGGATGATATACAGTTCGACACGATAAATTATCACTTCCGCTATGACTGCCGAGTTGATAACGTGATAAAGGTGCGATGGCTCGACACCGATGGAAACATCAACACCCGCAAATTCGGCATTTCCGCTCAATCTCACGGCGCATCTACCTCAAGCACATGGCAGAGGCCGCACGCAATAAAAGAGATTGTAGACGGCTACGATAGAAGCAAGGATGAGTGGGCAACACTAACACCGAAAGAGAGCATCACGATTGGCGACGACTGCATCCCGATGACACACTACAACTGGCTCAAGGGGCTTGCATCATCTGCAATCATTGAGGCTTATCTTGGTGGTGTGTGGGTGCGTTGCAATCGTGGTGACATCACCTTTGAATGTGACCCGAGGAAGGCGCAGTTTTCTGCATCGCTGACACTGACACTCCCCACCGATGATGTGCAACAATTCTAATGAGGATGAACCATGAGCAAGCAACAGCTTTACATCAACGGCAAGGCGGTGGATATGCCGAGCAGCGAGATAAAAATTAAGGTAGAAAGCAACATCTTCAATGATGCTGGCAGCATTATGACCGCTCACTCTTACAGCCTCACATTGCCTCGTACTATGACGAATGACAGCATCATGTACAATGCCTATGTGCCAGCCGCCGACACCGCAAACAAAAGCACACACCGATATTTGAGGGCATCGCTCTTCGTAGATGGTGTGCCGATGTTTGAAAAAGGGCAAGCGGTTGTCAACAAAGTAGATGACAAAGGTTATAGCATCAACTTATATTGGGGTCTGTTAGGAATCTTTGAAACCATCAAGGATGAGGGGCTAAATGTGTGTGACATCCCAGCATCGGCTTACTGGAGTGAGAGCCGTGCGAGGTGGCGGTATCTTGAGCAATACGATGCCCAATTGCCGCAGTATATCAGTGGCATGACACAAGATATTTACAACACCCTTGATACTGAGAGCAAAGAATTGGCAGATGTTTCGCCGTGGTTGTTGCCTTCCGTTCAAGTCCGCACCGTGTTGAATGACATAATGAACACTTATGGATTAACACTGCAACTCTCCACTGAGGCAAACATCCGCATTAATAGGTTGTGGCATCCGCTAACCTCACGCAAAGCGGTGGCAGATGGCGAGAAAGTGACAATCAACGGAGTGGTGCAGATGCATCAGATGGCAACAAACAAATGGGTGCCTACCTTTTTGCCTACACAAATAGACCCGCAACATTTCCCCAATATCCAATGGGCAGTGTTGGCACTACCTGACCACCCACCAACATTGAATCATTCGGCAACCAACGGCAACATCGCCAATGATTGCACGGCAATTGGCATAGGCAATCAATATGAACGAGTTGGTTATATGGATGCCAACTGCGACATCAAGGTTACAAGAGTGCGCATTTTTGGGGCATTGCCATATCCATCTATCATCTACATCCCAGCTCTTAACGATAGGAGGATTGCGCCCACCTATGATAGTGGCAGCAACCCACCACAAACATATGACATAGACATTAAAGAATCTTTTAGTGTGTCGAGCGGTGAGGAAATCCTGAGACTTGCAGACGAATGGCAAGACCCCGACCCATCATTTAGTGCTGGAGTGCTTAACATTCAAATCACCATTGATGAGGCAGACGGTGTACGGAATCAGCGACCATATGACCTTGTGCGCAATTATCCCAATGTGGGGATAGTTGACTATCTATCCGAAATATTAGCGCATATAGGCGGTTGCATTGTGGGCAGTGTTTCGACACCTAACACTTTAAGGATTTACACTATTGACGAGATAGCACAAAAAGAGCCGATTGCGTTGGACACATATGGTGTCAAGTCAATTACGATGGGCATAGACAACACGGCTCAAAAAAATGTGTATATGCACACCGAGAATGACGATGCCTACACACACGATAAGGCAGAAGGTGTCATCTACACCAATGACACAACATTGCCAAAAGAACGCACCGCATTTGATTCAAAGTTCAAAGTGCCAGTGCTTGGTATCGTGAAACTTTGGGATGTTGACAAAGAAGAACACAAAGCATCGTGGAACAATGCTGGGGATTATATTGCGAGTGAATTCAACGGCTCAATCATAAATGATGGTCAAGATTTCGCCAATACGATAGCCGATTATTACACGAACTATGCGAAGTGGATAGAACACCCAAAAATAGTGGAGGCTATCGTTAAAATGTCGGTGCTTGAGCTGACGAAATTCGACTTTACAAGACCAATATACATCAAGCAACTTAGTCGCTCATATGTTGTGAAATCTCTTGACAGCGAGGGCGGCGATAATTACAAGTTAACAATGTTACAGATATAGGAGGACAACCACACATGGCAGACATGACCACCAAGATATTGACTGTTGAGATTGATGCCGACAAAGCGATTAACGGCATCGTCAACCTCAACAACGCAATAGACAAGAACACTCAACAAATCAAGGCTAACAATGCCATGATTGCCGAGAACAACAAGGCAATGCAGCAAGAGGGCGCAGATGCTATGGCACTCGCTGCCCAAAACCAAAAACTGGCGCAGTCGAATGTCGAACTTGAGGCAAAGACAAGGGCATTGAAAGATGAGAAACGAGCCTTGATGAAAGAGACGCAAAACGAGATTAAGATGCAGACCCAAGCCGAGGGTTCGCTGAAATCTCTCAGGGCGCAATTGTCTAACCTCACCAAGCAGTACGATTCTCTCAGCAAGGCAGAGCGACAAAACGAGCAAGTCGGTGGCGCATTACTCAAGCAGATTAATTCGGTTACCACTGAGATTAAGACAGCCGAGGAAGAAACTCAACGATACTTCCGCAATGTGGGCAATTATCCTGAGACCGCCGAGAGTGTGAAAGGCGCATTGCGCTCCATGCAAGATGAAATCATCAACCTCACAATGGAATATCGCACCATGAGCGATGAGATGCAGAACAGCGAGGCAGGGCAAGCGATGAAACAACGCATCGAAGAACTGACACAAAAAGCCAGTGAGTACAAAGATGCTATGAGTGATGTCAAGCAGTCCATTCGTGAGGGTGCGAGTGATACAAGAGGACTTGACACCGCCATTCAAGCAGGGCAGACACTGGCAGCGACATTCGGATTGGCTAATAATGCGGCAGTGGCTCTTGGTATCAGCACCGATGGGTTACAGCAAGCGATGCTCAAGATGCAACAAGCTATGCAAGCCGTACAAGCCTTACAGGTAATACAAAACGCACTCCAAAAGCAGAGCAATCTCATGCGAGGGATTGACCTTATACAAACAAAGGCAGCGAATGCCGCCAAAGCACTCAACGCAAAAATAACAGCGCAAGAAACTGGTGCAACAATAGCCCAAACGGCAGCACAAAGGGTATTTAATGCGGTGGCAAAGGCGAACCCTTATGTGTTGCTTGCGACTGCTATCTTAGCGGTGATTGGCTTGGTGGTGAGTTACACAAGTGCGTTAAATGACAACGCCGAGGCAGAACAGCGCAGCCAAAGAGCAAGACAACAGTCACAAGAATCATTAAAAGCCGAGACAGAACAACAGAAGATGCTCACTGATGCCACAAAGGTTGCAACCGATGAACTGGAGGCAAGGAAAGTGGTTGAGGGTGAGATGGCAACCACCGTGGCAAATTCCGTTTCCGAGCAACTGGCGAATTATACATACTTGCAAAAGAAATGGGCAGAATGTGGTAATGATATAAAGCTACAACAGCAATTCTTGAACAACTACAAGAATGAACTCAACAACACTGGTTTTGCGGTCAAGACCGTGTATGATGCCCAAAACATTCTTGTTAAGCAAGCTCCTCAAGTCATCAAGATGTATTATGCAATGGCTCAAGCCGCCGCCGCAGCAGCAGTAGCACAACGTGCATTTGAACGCATGATAGAACGTGCAGCGAGCAATGATGTTAAGGAAGGCACGGCAATGTATAAGATTGGTGGCAAGGGTGCGTACAAAATTGGTGACCCAAGAAAAAGCATCTTTAACGTTACCACAGAGGAATTTAAGTATCTCCGTGAACAAGCAAGGCAGGGCAATCTCCCCGATAACCAAATTGAGTTTTTATATGCGGATGCTAACGGCGCAGAGGCCACTGGCTTGGGTATCTATGGCGATACCGCAGAACAAATGCTCCGTGAATATCGCAAGCAGAAAGCAAGAGAGTTGAAAAAAGCCAAAGATGATGCCGACAAGCACGTTGCAGATGTTGCTAATCAGTTCAGGAGCGAGGCAGAGGGGAGTATCAAAGACCTTCGCAAGCAGATTGGCGTGGCATACACTGGCAAAAGCGGTGGCAGAACCGCTGGCGGTGGTTCACGTTCAAGCGGTGGTGGTCGCTCAAGTGGCGGCAGTTCACGTTCTAATGCCGCCAGTGATGCCAAAGATTCGCAATATTTCTTTGATAAAATTGTGGATATGCAAGTTGATGCATACCAAAAAATGGCGAAAGAGGATGACAAATACACGGAGATGTGGAAATTAAAGCAAATCCGTGCCATCCTTGCTAAAGAGCAAGCCGCAAACAAAGCCATTGATGAGGAATACAAGAAAGACCAAGACGAACTCGACAAATCGCGTGCAGCCAATAAAATTACACAAGCGCAATACAACCTTTACATCACCAAACTTGGTGAGCAATATGGCAACAAGCGCAAAATCGCACGGCAAGAGCAGATTGCTGGTATCAAGGCTGTATATGACGAAATCGCAAAGCACGAAAAAGAGGTCAATGACAAAGCTGCAAAGGATGCCGCCGATGCGCTGAAACGTGAGAAAGAGCTTGCCGAGAAACAAGTGCAGACGATGCTCGATTCCATGCCTGAAGGCTCAAGAGGGCAGATGCAGTGGCGATTGACACAACTCGCCATGCAGATGCAAGAAGAGTTGAAGTTGTGGGAGAACAACGAGCAGATGAAGGTCGCAATACAAAAGAAGTATGAGCAAGAGAGCGAGCAAGTTGCCAATGAATATCTGCAACACCAAATGGAGTTGCAACAGCAGAAATATGAGGCATTCGGCAAGATTGCGGGCGGGTTGTCACAGTTGTTTGGTGAGTTCGCAGACGAATCAAAAGAGGCGGCTATCTTGCAGAAATCTCTCGCTACCGCCGAGGTGATGCTGGCTCAAGCCGTAGCCATCGCCAATGCTATCAAGGCGGCAGCAATGGGTAGCATCAACCCGTGGCAGATGATTGCCCAAATTGCCACCAGTGTGACCGCAGTCACCATCGCAATGGTGCAAGCCTTTAAATCACTTGACAAAGCAAAATTCGCCACTGGTGGATATATCAGCGGTGCGGGTACTGGCACAAGCGACAGCATCCCAGTGCGTGTGTCGAATGGTGAAAGCATCATCAACGCAAACTCAACGGCAATGTTTAGCGGTCTATTGTCATCACTCAATCAGTTAGGAGGCGGTGTGCCTATCCAAGCCACAAGCACTGCGCAGACAGTGCAAGGTGAGGATATGCTTGCAAGAGCCTTTGCAAGAGGTGTGGCAATGTTGCCTAATCCAGTGGTGAGTGTGCAAGACATCAACGATGGGCAACGGCAAGTCCAAGTAATGACCGAGAGGGCAACACTATGAAAATACACGAATTAATTAGCGATAATTTGCCCATACTGCGAAGATTGCATCGCAATGGGATAAGTGATACATACATCCATTATCTGCCCATATATCACGAATATAAGCGATTGGTGGCAGAGGGGAACAAGGTGCGGTGGGTCGCTCAAGTGGTGGCAGAGAAATACGGCTACAAAGAGCGCATGGTGCGGCTCATCGTCAAGATGATGGATGAGGAAGTTAAGTGACTATTTCTTCATAATTACTTGTTTTAGATTGATTATTGTTTTTTGACCACTTTCGCAGCGATGCGAGGGTGGTTTTCTTGTGTGTGGCAAAACGAGTTACCACAAAAAGTGGTAAAATAACCGCAGAAAGGTGTGCAACTTTTAATAGTTTTGCAAAAAAGATTCATAGCACATGGCAAAACTCAAAATATATAGCGACATCGTTGACGAGGAATGCAAGGCTTTCATGGCTTTTGGTGGATTGTCGGGTATGTCATTTCTTGACATCGACAAGTTCATTGACAGCATCCCCGAAGATGATGGCGAAATCAACCTAACAATCAATTGCCGAGGTGGAATGACCGACCAGGCACTGGCGATGTATGACGCATTGAGAGCGACTGGCAAGACAATCTCAGCCGAGGTCATTGGCGAATGCTCAAGCAGTGCGACATTGTTACTGCTTGCAGCGAAAAAAGAACTGCGAAAAGCGCACCCAAACGCAACAATCCTGATTCACAACCCATATATAAGCGGTTTTGTTGAGGGCGATGCAAAAAGAATCGGCAATATTGCCGACAGCTTGGAAGATGTGCGCAACCAATTCCTTGACATCTATGTTGAGCGCACTGGAGCAGATAGAGAGGTGCTTTCGGCGATGATGGATGAGGATAAACCAATGAACGTTGCAAAGGCAATTGAGTTAGGTTTCATTTCGGAAGAAATATTGCCGATTTCGGCACAGAATAAAAACCCTAACATAGCAGAGAAAAAAATGAGCATTAAGGAAAAGATTTTCATGGCACTTGCAAAAGTGTTTGGCATGACCCTTGAGACCGCAGATGGCAAAACCCTTGAACTTGAAAAAGAGAGCGGTGAGCCAGTAGTTGGTGACAAGGTAACAAGCGAAGATGGCGAATACCTCATGCCCGATGGTTCAACAATCGTGGTAGAAGAATCCGTCATCACCGAGATTCGCCCAGCCGAGGAGGTGGTCGAAGAGACCGAGGTTGAGCGAGGAGAGGAGGGCGAGGAGAACGATACCGAGCCCAGTAACGATGAGACTGACAGCGAGAAGGATGCCGAAATAGACCGCCTCAAGGCTGAAATCGCTGAAAAGGATGCGGAGATAGACCGCCTTAAGAAGGAGTTAGAGGATGCCGAGGCACAAGCCAAGAGCGACACCGATAACGAGATTCTAGGCATGGTTGAGAACGCAGGAGGCATTAAGTGGCTCAAGAACGTTAAATCAACTGGAAAAGTTGAGAAACGTGACACCACCACAAGCATTGATGCAAAATCAAAAAAGAACGAAAAGCTGAGTTTCGCTGAATACCGCCAACTCAAGGCAGAGCGCAAAGCGCAGATGGCTAAAAAGTGAATTAATTACTAACAACTAAAAAGGAATATTAAAAATGGCTTCAACTGGTTTAGATTTTACGCAAATTACCCCTGATAATGGGGCGGTTCGTGACATTAACCGACTGGTTTTTAAAGATGTTTTGAGCGCAGAGCGCATTGGCACACTGCTTAACATCTTCCCCCGTGTGTTCAACGGTGACAAATTAGGTCTCGTTGGTGAGTTTGGTCTTGTAGGTCTTGAAAGCACTGGTTGCAATCCCGAATGGGGCAACGATGCAATCGCTACCGAGGAAAAGACTTGGGATATTGCTACTTGGCAGATTGCAGAGAAACTCTGCTGGGCAGATGTTGAGAACACCCTTGTTAAGTACACACTCAACACTGGCACTGACATCACCGATATGACCGCAAACGACTATCTTGATGAAATCGTTGTGCCTCGTCTTGAGCTTGCTATTATGAAGATGTACATCCGCATCGCATTCTTTGGCGATACCGCAGCCGAGACCGTAACCGATGGTGGTGTGATTAAAGACACCGTTAACCCCGCTTACTTCACCCTCACCGATGGTATCTTCAAGCAGCTCTTTACTTCGGTAACTGCTGGCACTACCCCACATATCACTATCGCTGCCAACAGCGAGGCAACAATAGCTGCACAGCTTGCTGCTATCAACAGCGAGGCTCGCACCGCTCTCGACAACATGATTGCAGCCGCTAACCCCGCACTTCGTCAAGCAAGCGACCAAGTTATCTATGTAACTCAAGCATTCGCCACTGGTCTTGAGGCACAGTTGCTCTCTAACTGCTGCGGCAGTGACCTTGCATGGACTGCATTGTTTGGTGGCATCCGTGAAACCACTTATCGTGGCATCCGTCTGCGTGTAGTTCCTCAGTGGGATGAGATTATCCAATCTTATGAGGGCGATGGTACAGCTTACAACCTGCCATTCCGTGCAATCTACACCACCGAGCGCAACCTTGCTCTTGGTGTCAACGGCACAGACGAGTTCGCTGGTCTCCGCATCACCTTCGACCCAGTGACATTGTACAACTACATCTATGCAACCGACAAGATGGGCGCACTTGTACTTGACAACAAGATGGCTGTTATCGGTTACTAATCGGGACACAAGCATTTAACCCTTCGGTGTGTGGGTGGTTACACACCTATGCACCGATTTTTTTAATTAACACATAAAAAAAAGAAAGGACTAAAATACATGGCACTTTGTGATTATTTAATTAGTGAGGATATTGCTGGTTACGATTGCGACAACCCGATGGTCAAGGGCGCAAAAGCCAATGGTCTCATCATCAACAAAGCCGACATCAACATGAGTGGTGTGACTTATGACGCAAACAACCCATTCAAGATTACTGCATTGCCTCTCAATACTGACAAGACCGCCTATGACATCGTGCAAGGTGGCAAGACCCCTTACACTGGAACGCAGCAAGAGCTGCAAGAAGGCACATATCAGAACACTATCACCAACACCGTTCAGTTTGTCATCCTCAATCACGGCAATTCCACAGCACAGCAGATATTTGCATTAATGAATGGCGAGTTCGTGGTTGTACTGCAGAACAACAACAACACCTATCAAGTGTTTGGTCTTGAGGCTGGACTTCGTGCAAGCGCAATGGTTCGTGAACTTTATAACGATGACACACTCGCTGGCTGGTTGGTGACCATGACCGAAGAGAATGCAGCCAAAGGTAACCTCTTCATTGATGCGGCATTGTACGAAACCCTTAAAGGCGAATAATCATGGCACTCTGCGATTATCTCATTAATGACAACATTGTAGGCTATGACTGCGAGAATCCACCAGTCAAAGGTGTCGATGCGACTGGTCTGCTGATAAATCGCAGCGACATATCAAGTTGGGCGATTGGCGCAATCACCCTCAAATGTGGCAGAAAAAGAGCCTATAAGATTGTGCAGAGCGGCAAAACACCATTTAACGGCACTCAGCAAGAGCTGCAAGAAGGCATATATATCAACACAATGACCAATACGGTTCAGTTTGTTGTGCTTAGACACGATGAGGATTGGGCGCAACAATTATATGCGCTGATGAATGGTGAGTTCGTTGCGGTGTTAGCCAACAAGAACGGCACATATCAAGCATATGGTCTTGAGGCTGGCTTACATTGCACTGGCGCAGTGCGTGAGTTGTATAATGATGACACCCTCGCTGGGTGGCAGATAACATTTACCGAGGAAGGTGCGACAAGGCCATTAATAGGCATCACGAAGAACAACTTCAATTTCTTACAGCAAGGCACAGCACCATGCACATAATGAGTGAATATGACTGAGCAAGAGGCGCAAGCCGAGTTGATGATACTGCGAGGTCTTGCATCAAGTGGCAATGACCTCGCACTTGTTAAAGAGCGCATTGACCGCCTTTATTGGGAGGTATGCCGAAAGCATCTGCGAACGTGCAAGTGCAAAGACAAATATAAGGATGCGCTGATGGAAATATATGCAAAGCTAATGTACCACAAAAAAACGAATACAACAATGGCACAATCAAGATTAGTTCGTGGAGTTGTCTTGCAATGGAAGGGCAACCACTACACAAATAGCAACCTCACCGATGAAGTGGCGAGAGATTTTTTGGAGGCATTCCCACAGCGCAAGGATTGGTTCGCACAACTACCAAGCGCAACAACTGGTAAGAAAGTGGTCGCAGAAGTCGCAGACGAGCCTTCTGCGGAGGTTTCTGCCGAGAATGAACCAAAGACACCAAAGAAGAAAAAGAGTGCGAGAAAACGCAAATAACGAGGATTAGCGATGAACATCCAAAAAATCAAGAAAGCACCACAGCGCATAGATGTGAGCTATTTGGCTACCTTGGGCATTAAGGCTTATGGTCGCAATAACTTGTACCCACAGCAAGCCAAGGCTATCTTGGACAGCTCAAGCACTGGGGCGCAATGTGCAGATAGATATGCGAGGTTCATTGAGGGTCAAGGCATCGCCAATACCATCATCTATAACCTTGAGGTTAACCACTATGGCGAAACCACCGATGACATTCTCACGGCTGTTGCTCAAGACTTGGCGAACTATGGCGGTTTCGCTCTTCACGTTAACTATGACCTTAACTGCCAAATCTGCGAGGTGCAGCACGTTCCCTTTGAATCGTGCCGACTGCAAGAGGATGACGATTCGGGTTACATCGCCCACATTGTCACCCATCCCGACTGGCAAGGTCGCACAACCCGAAATGGAAAGATTCTGCGTGTAAGCAAGGACACAATCACCACCTTTGACCGATTCAATGCTGACCCAACAATCGTGAGGGCGCAGATAAATGCGGCTGGTGGCATTGACCACTACAAAGGGCAGATAATGTGGGTGTCAACGGCTGGGCGTGACCGCTACCCATTGCCAAAGTATGACCGAGTGCTGGCAGACCTAAGCACAGATGAAGGTCTATCAAATGTCAAGTTCCGCAATGTCCGCTGCAACTTCTTGCCGAGTGCTTTCGTAATCAGCAAAACAAGTCAAGCACTCAACGAGGAAGATGAGGCGAAACAAGCCATACAAGCAAGAGGTTTTGCCGAGGATTTAGCGCAATTTCAGGGCGATGAGACGAGCAACGTGCTAATATCTCTAACCGTAGCCAATGACGAGGAAAAGCCCGAAATTGTGGAATTCCCCACAAAGAACTTTGATAAAGATTTTGAGGTCACGGACAATTCAGTTGTTGAGCGCATTTACTCTGCCTTTGAGCAAGAACCATTCTTGTGCATCCGTAGCGGCAAGTTGGGTTTTAGCGGTACAACCATTCACGATTGTTACAGCTACTATTCAAGCCTTGTATCGAAAGAGCAGCGCATGATAGAGCGAGCATTCAGCAAGATTTTTGACAACTGGTTTGAACCACTTGCTAACTACGATTGCGACATTGAACCACTAACCTATAACGTAGAGGGATAACTATGGTAGAAACATTGAAATACGATAATATGCTCCTCATAAGCCGTGAGGACATTGACAAAGAGTGCCGACCTTGCAACTCACAAGATGAGCTTGTAGACCGTTGCATTGAAGAGGCGCAAAATCTTGACATTATCCCATCCGTTGGTGCAGATTGGTGGTTGCGTGTCCTGAATCGTGATGCCGATGCCGTTGCTCTGCTACTTTGGGAAGGTGGCATTTACAAGGATACTTGTGGCGATGCTCACATCTTCGCTGGGTTGCGCAAGGCTCTGCTTTATTATGCTTATGGTCGCATCATTCGCAATAGTGTGGGTGTTGCTACTCGTTTCGGTTTCCAAATCAAGACCGACCAATACAGCGATGAGGCAGAGCAAGCGCAAAAAACGCAAACATACAACGAGGCTTTTGCGATTGCGGACAACTACAAGGCGCAATGCCTTGCATACTTGAACACCAGCGAAACTTGCTGTAAAAGAAAATTAGTTAATAACCGAATTTCAATAAAGAAAATAGGACAATAATATGCCAAGTTCTACAAGTATACCAATCATCGTGCAAGGCAACACCTTTTCGCTTGCCATTCCGCTGCAAATTTACCAAGTTGAGGGTGGTTCGATGGTCTTGCAAGATTACACACCCGACCCAACGGATGTGGTCACTATCCAACTCAAGGGGGATAGAAGACAATACACTTACACACCGAGCATCACTGGCAACACCGCCTACATTGACCTTGACGGCAACGAGCTGGCAGACAACTATGGTGTTGTGGTAACCATCGTTAAGCAAGATTCAACACGTTTGCGCTCGTTTAGAACCGACCAGTTCTTTATCGTTGAGAGTAGTGATGACCTGACCACCGATGACATCATTGAGGGGTTGGAAAACAACGTTATCTACCTTAATTCTCAATGCTTTGTCGCTGGTGAGCCTGGGGTTGGTGTGCAGTCTATCGTGCAGACATCAACAAGCACACAAAGCGGTGGCACTAACGAGGTAACCATCACTTTGACCGATGGCACTATTTCCAAGTTCTACATCCACAATGGCGGGGATATGGCTGTTGTTTCAGTCGCTGGTGCAACACCCACGCAGACACTTGCGAGAAACACGTTTTACAAGTTCACTGGGGCGGTCACATCGTTGACTTTAACGTTAGGTAGTGAGGTTTCGGGCATTACTAATATTTTTGCTTTCTCGTTCACGGCTGGTGCAGACAATCCTACAATCAGCATTTCACCAAGTGTGACAATTGCAGATGCTCCCGACATTCATTCGGGTGATTATGTAGAGTTCAACATTCTTGATGGCAAAGCCATCGCTAAAGTGTGGGCGGTATGATTAACGAGTTGATGCGAAGAAGGGCTTTGTTGGGTGCTGGCGATTCTTTGCCCTATGATGCCGAGGTAGAGTATCTTGAGAGCGATGGTTCGCAATTCATCAATAGCGAACTCGTAGGAGGTAACGATGTAGGGCTGTATGTCATAATATCAAGGCTCAATACTCAAGACCGCCAAATAATAGGTTCACGAGACTCAAGTGGCAACACTCGCTTTTTCATCGGGAATACTTACGTCGGATGGGGAACATATCATGGCATCGGCTCATCAACAACAGGCATCTTGTATGAATGGGGGCTTAACTACCTAAATAGCAGGGTGTTCGCCGAAAATGGAGGTGGGGCTTGGTCATTGAGTGACTTGGGCTTTACACCTACATTCCCAATCTTTATTTTTGCTCTCAACTATGCTGGTAATGCGCAATGTTGGGCTGGACGAATATATGCAGCGAAAATCTCGAGAGGCACAACCATTGTGATGGACTTGATTCCAGTGCGTGTTGGCACTACTGGCTATATGTATGACAAAGTTAGTGGTCAGCTTTTCGGCAACGCTGGTAGTGGTGACTTTATTCTTGGCAACGATAAATAATTAACGATATGTACACAAACGGAACTACAACGATAACAGGCAAGAAGATAGTGGTTGATGGCAGAGTGATAATCAACCCAACGAAAGAGCAACTGCAAGAGGCAGGGTGGAGAGAAATCGTGCCACCGACACCAACGGCAGAGGAAATCGCACGGCAAGAACGTGAGCAACGTATATGGGCATTAAAAGATGCTCTCGCACAAGGTGACTACAAGATAATCAAGTGCGCAGAGGCTCAATTGACAAACGAGCCAATGCCTTACGATGTTGCAGAACTTGTCGCAGAGCGTAATGCGATGCGTGAGGAAATAAACACGCTGGAGGCTATGTAATGACACACAACGTGGGTGCGATGATAACGTGGTCACTCTTTGCGAGTGAGGCAATAACAGCAGTGTATGACTTGCGCTGGGCAATTGTTTTTTGCTTGGTGCTTATTGCCACTGATTTTTGGTGGGGTTGGCGAGAATCAAAAAAGCACTATAAAGAGGCAAAGACTGAGGAAGAACGCAAAAAGTTCAAGTTTCACTTTTCGGCTGCTGGTCGCAGAACGCTCAACAAGTTCGTGGATTACACAACCTATTTGTTGCTTGGTTGTGTGGCTGGTCTTGCCGTTACTGAGCCGATGGGTATTTGCACCCACACCACAACGGCAGCACTTGGCATTGCATTCGGCTGCGTGTTTGAAATTTCAAGCATAGTCGGTCACATCGCAGTGGTTAAGGGCATCAACATTAAGCTCAACCTGAAGAACCTCATTGTCGCAATCTTCAAGCGCAAGAGTGAGGCTTTGGGCGAGATAATTGACGAATCAATCGAGGAAATCGAGGACAATAGGAAGGAGAAAGACCATGCAGACACTGAAGAAGGGCAGCAAGGGTGACGAAGTTCGAGAACTGCAACGGCTTTTGAGGGAAGGCGGTTATTTGGTGCAGATAGACGGAGATTTCGGCATAAAGACCGAGCAAGCCGTCAAGATGTTCCAAAAACTCAACCACCTCACAAGTGACGGCATCGTTGGCGCAAAGACATGGGCGGCTCTTGGTGTGAAAAGCGATGATAAAGAACAGCCTTTTAGTCTGAAGAAAAGCAAGCGCACCATCACCGAGATAATCGTTCATTGCACGGCAACACCTGAAGGACAAGCGACCACCACCGAACAGATAAAGCACTACCACATGACACACGGCTGGACTGATATAGCCTACAACTATGTCATTGAGTTGGATGGTAGCATCCACAACGGCAGAGATGTCAACAAGGTTGGCGGTCACACAACAAATCACAATAAGCACTCCATCGGTGTGGTGTATGTGGGCGGATTGGCTAAAGATGGCAAGACTGCAAAGGACACACGCACCGAGGCACAAAAGGCATCGTTGCTGAAACTGCTCAAGCAACTCAAGGCATTATATCCAAAGGCAACAATCTATGGACACCGCAATTTCGCAAACAAGGCTTGCCCATGTTTTGACGCAAAAAACGAATACAAGGCGATATGAGCAACGAAAACAATTTTATATATAATGTGCCAAGCGGTTGCTTTTCTTCGCTAATAGGGGTGTTTCTCGCATTCCTCGTGTGTTTGTTGCTTTCTCTCTTATTCGCTGGATGCAAAAAAGGCTACATCACCGAGAGGGTTGAAGTGCCAGTAGTGGTCACCCAAGAACACACCATCGAAAGTGTGAAGATAGACCATGTGCGTGACACCCTCATTCAACGTGACAGCATCTACCACTACATCAAGGGCGACACCACCATCATTGAGCGGTGGCACTATCTGCAAGGTCGCAGCAGTGCGCTGCGTGTTGACACATTACATATATATGACAGTGTGCCATATCCAGTGACAACCACAAAAGAGGTGACGAGGGTCGAGGAAGTCAACCGCCTCTACTGGTGGCAGAAGGCATTAATCGCAATCGGTGGCATTGCGCTGATATGTGGCGGACTTTGGATAAGTTGGAAGGTT